AATGTTTCTCACATGGTATATCCCATACCATATGATAGACCCCATCATAAAAGAGCTGGCTCTCATCCGTGTGACACCGCATGATGTGGTCTTGGCCTCATGCCACACAAACTATATACACCACTTAATCCATATAAGGATTGATCTGCCTAGCTTCCAATAAAAATTGTCGCTGGCAATCCACGTCTTGCGTATAGACGCGACCATCATCCAACCTTGCACCACACGCTTTTAATTGCGACACATATTCCTGCCACACACTGTGTGGATGCGTCGACAACTCAAGAAGCACGTTGCGCAAAGTCTGCCCAAATTCTACGCCCTTTGAAGTCCAACAAATTGCTTTGTCAATGGACTCAAGAGCTATGATCATGCCCATCCCACCATCAACCAGCCTGCTGAATCTTCGCTTAAGAAAAGAAACATCATCAATGCCACGTGACTCACCTGACACCCCATCCTTGGTTTCATTTGTGTAGCATAAGCCTAAATCACTAGCCATCACTTCCGCAATAGTGGCCTGGTTGAACACATGCGAAATCGTACGCTTTGTCCTGACAATATTGTCATCTCCATAAACAACTGGTTTAGTCAAGTTGTGGTATTGCGACACATCATCTGGACACAGCTTAATAAAGCAATACGCAAACGCAAATAGATTGTACAAGCAATTTATCACCGTCGTCGCTGGATGACCAGACGGCATAGACACAGGCCATGTGTACAGAGTGTCTTTCATAGCTGTAAAATACTCACCGTCGAAACCATTCAAATGCACCGAACTGTATAAGTCCTTTGCCAAAGCGCCACGGATAGCGTCAGCTCTTACATCGGTCCCATCTGGGTCAAGCCAACCACGCATATAATTGACGAGACGCTCAATCACTTGGGGTTGCTGACTCGAATCGAACTTGGAATAATCACCAGCAAGAAAACCACCATCCTCAATAGTGTCGAAATACCGCAACATTTCTTCCGTCTCCAATATGGGCTTAAAGCCCAACGCCATGCCGTTGGAAATGCGCGTTTGTTGCACAGCAGACGTGAAAGCGCCAAAATACTTCCGCCATAATATCACATATTCAAGGCACGAAGCCGAAATTAACCGTGACTTACCCGCATCAACTTTGTCTGCCTCGCGCACCTCATCCTTCAAAAAGTCAA